GAGGAGGAGGAGGAGGAGGAGGAGGAGGCGGCGAATACCAACTCGAACAGGGATGCTGAGTGGTTCGAAGAATTGGACATATATACGGGATATTATTACTACATTAACCCCACCAACAATACTTACACTTGGGAAGAACCGAACGAGCGTTACGTGCCCTACATGCGCAAATCGAACAGGGGGGCCGTGGGGGCCCACTCGAAAATGAAGGCTAAGTGGTTCCAAGAATTTGACGAATCTACTGGAAAATATTACTACTTTAACACCACCACCAATACTTACACTTTGAACGAACCGAGCGTGCCCTACGTGCCCTTCGTGCAAAAATTGTACAGGAAGGCATGGAGTAATAAGCAGGCGGAGTCGGATTTGGAGGCGAAGGCGGTGAAGGAGGCGGTGGCGAAGAAGAAGAATGCTCAGATATTATTTAATAGGCAGTCAACGAATAACGATGTTACTTTTCGTGTCGAAAAAGATGTTATTCTCGAAGATTTTTAGTATATATGGATATAGATGTTCTACAACAGCATGAGGCGGCGTATATGTCCAATTAACGAATGATGAATCTAATGAAAAAATAAATTCTTATATAAAAAATATCTTATCCTTTTTAAAAATAGAGAATAATTATCATCCATACAAGATTCTGTATCACAATAACAACTGAACCAATTACATTCATAAATGATGAATCTAATAAAAATAGAGAACAAGATGAATCAATACAAGATTCTGTATCACTACCGCCGCCACCACCAGCAAAAAAAATACAACAAATTAATTAAACTATTGGATAAAACAATAGATGGTTTAGAAAATAAACTAAAAAGTTCAAAATCTCCAAAAGATATAATTAATATCGAAAAAAAGAATAAAAAAGAAACATTGGAAAAACAAAATATATTTTAAGAATGAGATAAATTACATTACCATGAATTGACTTAAAGTATAATTTACTTTGGACTAAACATTTTAGATAAATTTTTATGGATAGGAAAATCCATAAGATTTATTCTATAAATCCATACTATAAAATGAGTCAACAATATGAAAAAAATAACAACAATAAAAATAAAAAATAAAATAATTGCCCAACTAATCAAAGTAAGAAGTATACAAAATATGAACATCCAATTTTTCTCATTACAACTCATATTAAATTGAGATTTGAGTTTGTATGGTAAACCAAAATCATTTTTGCCTCCAAATAAATAAAGATATAATAAAGCAAATAGAATCATAAAAATAATTATAAATATCAATAATTCATTGTATAAAGAATATATAAGTAATATGATTCCACCCATAAATGATCCGTGATAATAATAGTCAGAAATTTTATGATTTGTTTTTTCAAATAACATAAAGAATATTCTTTTCAAAGAATCATAAACTATGAATAAACTAAAAAAAATAATAAGTAATTTTAATGGTTTGAACCAAAAGAAGCTAATAAGACGAAAAATCTTGAGCATTCCTAAGGGACTTTTGTTAAAGCATAAAGACCAAATCATAATAAAAAAGGTAATTACAATATAGATCAATATAACATTTTTATATAGCTTCTCAAAAGATACCAAAAATCCAAACATAAAAATACCTACAAGTATTATAATAATTAAATAAAGTAATGAAGGTACTTTTTTATCTATAAAAAATCGAACTACCCCCCATACAAAAAGACCCAAAACAATTAATACATATATTAATATAATATACCACAAGTGACCTGTATCTTTTGTTTTCTTGTTATTTTTTTCTTCTTGTGAATTATTATTTATGTTCATTATATAATGAAAATAATAATAATTCTTTTATTTTTATGGGTATTATTAGACCGGTTTTATCCTATTGAACCTTATATTACAAAAGAAGAAGAAGGTGAATTAGAAAAATGGTTTGATTTAGCCACTGAATTAAAAACCGAAATATCATGTATTGAGAATTTTTCGTAATAAAGATGTATTTGTTTTTTTGTCTACATATCCGCAATCATGTGGGTATTTGTATTCAGATGGTAATACGTTGTAACCTATTATACTTGTTATTTTTTGTAAGTAAAACAAATAAAAATATTTTTTGAATAAAATGTTATTTTTGATTTCTTGTTGAAACATTATATCTATCAAATTATAGGTACTACTTAAGGCAAACAATTTTTTCATAATATCTAATTTTTCCTCGTACAATAATTTTATTTTTTGTTGTTGTTCTTCGCTTATGTTTTTTTTTATACTGAGATAACGAATCTCGTTTTTTATATTTTTTAAAGTGCTTATACATACGTTTTTGTAATCATGAACGGTTTTTATAATAACTTTAAAAAATATTAATATTAAAAATAACTGGATATCGGTTCATAATGTATTTTGGGACACTAAAACGATTACTTTCGCGAATTTCAATTACCTTTTTTCTTTATATCGAATATTTTTTCTTGAACATGGAATATCATTTCTTTTTTAACTCAGTCTATTTGTAGCAATGGATTTTAAAATAATAATACTTCCCCTGAAGAAAATTCCAAAATCGTTCGTAATTTAGAATAATGATTTGACGATATTTGATGGGCTTCTTCATTTGTATCCAATATTAAAAAAATAACAATCACCAATAAAAAGAAATAAAAGCATTCATTCCTGATACATAAATGATTGAATATGATGTATTCGAAAATATACTACAAACTGACGACAAAAAATACATGGAAACATTAGCATATTCAATCGAAATCGGCAAAAGTTACTAGCCTCATTTTATTTAAAAGCTTGGCATTAGATAAAACTGGCTAAAATATCCAATGATGAATATGTATGAATTACACTTTGTCGTAATTGTTTTTTTTCATTTGTTCAAATGAAATTTTAGGATTTTCTTCGTCTCTTTAACTATTGACTTCCCAAAAATCTGGGAGACTCATACTATATAGAAACAATTACGACAAAGTGGAATGTATGCATTTTCATCTGACAAATATTGTTCCATATTATCTACTATTCTCTTCGAAAATATAGCGGTTTGATTACATCGTTCACATATTGAATTCAACTTACATATGCTATCGCAATATGGAATCAGATCTAATAAGGAACCTATTTTTTTTTGTTGGAAATCCCCATCTAATCCATACAAATATAGGTTTTTGTTTTGTTTTAACTGATCCAAAACAAAATCGTACAAATCAGGGAAAAATTGGGCTTCATTGATATAAATACTATTGGCTTGACTTATTTGGTCACTTAATCTATATATTTCAGGTTCATTTAAGGTTTGGTCATATACATTAGTAATATCGTGAGACAATGCCAGATTTCCTTTACATTTATAAATTGACAATACATCGTATAATTTTTTTGTTTTTATAGCATTCATTTCAATATTATTATGATTTTTTACTTTACCTTCATAACAATATTCGACTGGTTCAAAATCAATAATCACCTTGTTTAAGTCTTTGTTGGAGTCATACATATGGATTAATTTAGTAGTTTTTCCAGCGTACATAGGTCCTAAATACAAGTGAAGCATATATTATATAATACAATTTCTTTTATTCAATTTTATAATATTTATAAATAATCTCAATAATGCGAGCAAACGATTCATTCTTTTTCTCAGTAGAACTACCTTGCTCGTGTCCATATAAGGGGTCAATAAACAAATCAATGTCTTTTTTGCCTTGTTTGAACACATTTATTTTTTTTAGAGCATTGTAATACATTACCGATTCTTTGTAAGGAACCAATGTATCATTTTTATTGGTATAAATAAATATATTTGGATATTGTCCGTCAGGATTTATATTCGACAAAGGATCATATGATTGTAAATAGTTCAAATGACTCGGTATACGAGGATCACCGAACTCAGTATGAGATTCGAATCCTAATGGGTTATGTTTATTTTTCATTGTAAGTATAGGGGTAATAAAGGGTACACCCAATATAGCCAAATGACAAATATCTGGTTCTATATTTAAGACACACGAAATTAACAATCCACCCGCACTTCGCCCCCAAATAGTTAATAAGTCCTTGGTTGTATAGTGATGTTTATATAAATACTTTATGATATCTATAAAATCATAAAAGGTATTTTTCTTATTTAACAAGCGACCTTCATCATACCCTTTGAATCCAAATTCACCACCACCACGAATATGAGCAAACGCTACTAAAAATCCCTGATTCAACAATTCATATATAAAGGGTAAATATCCGTAATCAAGATTGTCTCCATAAGAACCGTACCCATAAAGAATACATTTGGAATGTTTTAAATTATGTCCCTTTTTATACATTAATGTAAACTGTAGCATTTTTTTGATGTAGACCTTTTTTTCTACATAGGATTTATTTCTTGGTTTGTAAGGACTAAGACGATGGGTTCGTATATTATAATGTTGAGTAAATTCTGGTGTCAAATAAGAATGCCGTATAATGTCTAATTCATCGCAATATATATTTCCAAATTTGAAAATATGTATTTCATCTTCTACGATTTTTTTTGGGATTGGGTCTAATACATAGACTGCGTGATCAGACAAAATAAAATATATTTTGTTATGATAAACTATACACTGACTTATGGTTTGATGTGGATGTTCATTTTTGTATAATACTTTGAATGTTTTAAAATTTTGAGTGGTTTTGATTATATCATTACCTTTATTTTTTTCGTGTATATACCATATTCCATCATATTGTTGTATAAATGGATATGATACGTCTTTTTTTCTCTTTATCAATGGAAAAGTCTTTTTGTCTTCAAGTAAATACACTTCGTCACTATTATAATCCAAATCATAAAGCAAATTATAATCAAGAGTAGGTTTTATATGGACAAATGTATGCTTGTTTTGATATACCAATGTATTTTTTTGGGTAAAAATGTCATAACAATATGTTTTATGTGTATTGTAAGAAATATTATTAATTGTATAACAAATGATGTGGTCATTCAACCATACAAAGAAATCACTATTTGATTTATCAAACACTTCATGAACGCTTAACATTTTTTTTGGCAATACAAATGTTTTTAATTCAACTATTTCGTCAGAAAACAAATGTTTTATAAACAAATGATATAATCGATTACCCACAAAATCCACATTGAATATCAAATATTCACGCGAAGGACTAATTTCAACGTGTCCTATTTTAAAAAAATCAAAGTCTTTGCTTAACTTATTTACATCTAATACTACATATTCTTTGCCCTCTCTTTTGTAATAATAGGTGGGATAATTTTTTGTAATAGAATAAAAAGATTCTTGTTGATTTATGAATATTATTTCTTTTAATGGTTCAACATGACTCATAATGTTGGATAAAATCTTTTTTGTACAAGGCGATGATTCATTTGGGGTGCGTTTTTTTTTATATTTTTTCACATCATTTCTTTTACACTTTAAAGACATAATTTGTTCTGGAGACAAATATTTAGTGATATGGTGTTTGAATTCGTACACATTTTTTTTAGTCAATTGATGTGACTTATATTTATTAAATACTTTCTTAGTAATACATTTCATATATATATAATAAATAAAATTGAATTAAACAAAAAAAATATATATTATATGCTGTCGTTAAAGAATCAGCGTATGTATTCATTGTGCTTAAATGAAGCACATAAGTCTAATTTGTTATATCAACACGGATGTATTGCTACATGTGGTGGTAAAATTGTTGCACGTGGTTACAATACAGACCGTAGTAGATATAATCAAAACAAACACGACATCAAGACCTGTACTTGTCATGCCGAAATGTCGGTATTGATTAAATTAAATCAACAATTGTCCAAAAAATACAAGAAACATAAAATACATAAAATATTCAAAAAAATAACTCTTTACATTTCACGAGTGAAATACGATAATATTTCATATAATTCGGCGCCTTGTTTGGAATGTTTGACAATTATAAAATATTATCATATTAAACGTATAATATTTTATCTGGAACATCAGTATTATATTTTAAATCCATATGATTATGAAACCCAACACCAGTCGTATGGAAAGATATTTATAGATAAATTTTAGCATTCTTGTTGTGTTTTGTATTCTTCGTAAGTGGTGTTTTTGTAACAACCCAACACATTGTTTCGTTGTATTCTATGTGGAAATGTAAGTTTAGGAGGAGCCAAACACTTTTTTTTTTTGAGTCGAGTTGCTATATATGTATCGTAATCCATCGGTCCAATTGTTTTTTGATATATACCACACGTTCCAGAGTCTTGATTATTGTGCTTTAAATCGGCCACTTTACCTTGAACAAAGGTTTCGTAATCAGGTTCTTTAGTAGGTTGAACGACATTAGTAGGATAACCACTATACAAAGGGCGAAGCTTCTTAGACAATAATGCGTGATTGCTTAGTGTTGTTGATTTTGCTTGGTCAAATGGATCATATGTGTTGTTGTATTGAGATTGATTGATTTGTATTTTATATTGACCATAATATCCACCATGACCTCTGGGATCGACACCACGAAAAGGTGTTTGAGTTTGTTCTTGGTTCGAATGAGCATCTATTCTCCGTGAATTGTTAAGCGAGAAACCATTTTGTGTTGAGTGTCTACCATATTTGGCGGCACTTTTTCGTTTTAAGGTAGTAATAGACATTATATTAATAAAATATTATAAAAATTGAAATGAAAAAATAATAATAAATAATGTCATAATGACCTACGAACCACCACAAAAACACAATACGATGTCTTACGCACCACCTCATAAACGCAACACGATGTCTTACGCACCACCTCATAAACGCGACACGTCGTCTTACGTCACACCACAAAAAGGTAACACAATTTCCAAATCACCTACTCGTGATTTGTTCCCACAATTGGCAATACCTAAAGTGGTTCCAAAAACAAAAATGGATTTTGGTAAATTGTTCAAGAACGTTGAAATCAAGCGTAAGAAGCGCGAACAGCGTATCAAGAAGGGATGGATTAAGCTTACAAAGAAAGGTGTTGTGGATTCGCTTACCTTAGAAGAACGAAAAGAAGAAGATGATATGTATGTGAATAAAAGGAAACAATATTTTTTGGAACAATTAGTTCATCGATGGGATCAAGAAAGAGAATTGCGACTAGAAAAAAATGGTTATTTAAGCGATTATTCGGTTGACCCACCAAGTGATGAAGAAGAATGCGATGACTACGAAGAAGACGAATATGAAGAAAACGAATACGAAGAAGAAGAAGAAGAATATGAAAAAATGCTGAAATGTTGTTGTATGTTTCCAAATGGTTTACCTCGTAATAATGTAATAAAAATAATATCTAATAGTTATAATGAATTTTGAAAAAGATGTAAAGGAACATCATAATAAACTAAAAGAAAAAATAGAACACTTACAAAAAACTAATTTGTTTGATAAAACGCCAGTAAAAGACATCCATATTTTTTTTTTTTATGTCATTAACCAAAAACTAGAACAATACAAAAGAATTGATGTAAGTATTCCAAATTCCATTTTAAGCAAAGACCTTTTGTTGAGTCATATTTTGAAAAATAAAAAGGAAGACGGTCGTAAATTCATTGTGACTGGTATATATAAATACCACTTCAATGAACCCAATTTGAGTGAATTCATAGATCATAATGTATTGTCAAATTTCCTTAGCACTTTTCAAAAAGTAGAAGATATACCTTATGAAAAAAGTATTGATATATTTCAAGACTATAGTTCGCTATTTATCGTTTTACAAAATGAAAAACCGAAACAAACACGACGCCAAACTGAACAAAAAAAAAATAAAACGATTCGTAAAGTTTAAATATCATCTACAAAAATAACATCGTCTTCTTGTTGTTCATGTGTTTCTTCACCTTCTAGTTTTTTTTCTTGCAACAATCCAACGTTTACATTGGATTGTTGACAAATCACTTGTTTGTCTGATTCACTGTAAAATTCGAGTAAATCGCATTTTTCCATTTTGTCTTTGTTAATTGTTTCCCAATCTCGTTGTCCAACTAATACCCAAATTCCTGGTTTTAAAAAATTCTGACCTTTGTGCTTACCGGTAAATTTTTTTCGTATAATACATAGTCTAGTATTTCCATCTAAACAAAATACGTGGCACTGACTATTTCCCAACATTTTGGTTACCATTCCATATTGCTCACCTTCTTGAGTCATCAAACGAGTTTTTTTTTGAACATTGTCTTTTCGCGCAACTTTTTTACCCTTATTTCCACCTATTTTGTTAAGAACCATTACTTATATAGAAGTATTAATCTTTAAATGTAATATTATTTGTATTAACTTTGTTTTGAAAAAGTTCCGAATAATGTTTGAAATGTTCGCTTAGTTCTTCTTGGGTGGGACGATATGTAGGTATGGGATGCATCATTAATAACAACAGCCACTTTAATTCTACAAACTCAATAGATTTTATACTCATATATTTCAAAATATGATACGCCAATTTATAATGATCCCATGTATTGGATGAACTTATAAGTAATTTAAGATTGTTTTCCGTACTATTGTTTTCAAGGAATTTGTAATATTCATAGGTTTCTTCAATATAGGTTTTATCCAATAGAGTATTAAGCACTTTGTGGTTGTTATAATAATCTCTAATGGTAGAAAATATATTATGTTTGGTTAATGTCTGATTTTCTTTTACTATTAAAGATATAAATATGTATTCGAGACAAAAAGAGGGCCAATTGGTAGTATAAGAATGCCACTTGCTCTCTATATAACTTGTATTTATTTTACCTCCTATAAAAAAACGATTACTATCCAATGCCAATCCAAAATCGATGACATATAGACGATTATTTTTATCAGATACTAAAATATTAGCAAAATGTAAATCCATATGAATAATTCCCACCGATAATAGTTCACGAATACGATTAGAAATGATTTGAGTAAGTTGAATAAGGGTTGCCTTTGTTAGAACCTCATTTATGATTATCTCGTTGAGTTCCTTGGACTTTAAATATTTGGAATACATTAACACATACGATGGATAATCACGCTTTTGAATGAATTCACACCCATTTTTTATTTTATTTATTTTAGGTTGTTTTACTTTACATTTTCGTTCGATGACTATAAAATGTTTGCTGTAATTTGGGATTTTTTTAACGATTTTACTCGTATTGTATTCAACCTGACTTTCTTTGTCGTCACGTGATAATTTGGAGACATATTTTTTATTCATTTTTTTATTCTTACACGAATACCCTGGATAATATACACAACCATAAGACCCTTGGGCTAATAAGGACATATATATATAACTTATTTTTTTGTTTTTATTTGATAATATTGATTTTTATATGCTTTTTTTAGTTTGTTTTCATCAAAGGAGTGGTTGCGTTTGAATTCTTCAAATGTATGGGATGGCTTGAATCGCGGATTTTCATTCCAATGTTCATTAATATCTTGTTGTATTTTCTCCATGAGTTCTTTGGGTATAGGTTCATACGAACGTTTAGATACCTTTGGTCGGTCGACATTCGTCGAATATTTTTTAATATAATAATATTTAATGCTTTTGTATAATTTGTCTTCTATGTTAGATGGATATTGATGGGTTTCTAAATATTGACGCTCTTTATCAACAAGATCCTTGTTTGTCTCTAACCATTCTTTGAAATATATATCCAACGTTTTCTTATCATCGTGACGATGTAATTGCGAAAAGTATTTTAACGACTCCAATAATTGAGTTTCTTGACACTTGAAACGAAATATGGACATGTTTAATGGGTCAGAATAAACGGATCAAATCAATTTTAATCCCATAAGTTTTTTAATTATGGGATTAAAAAAATGTTCCTGATGGGACTTGAACCCATGACCTATGGCTCATAAGACCATCGCTCTAACCAACTGAGCTACAAGAACAAATCTAGCAAGGGTGAATCGAACACCCGACCAACGGAAAACCATAACCTCTACAGTCCGTCGCTCTACCAACTGAGCTATTGCTAGTGTGATGTTCCTGATGGGACTTGAACCCATGACCTATGGCTCATAAGACCATCGCTCTAACCAACTGAGCTACAAGAACATACTATATTATAGTGTTTCTTTTTAAGTTGTTTTATTAAATAATCACCATGATTATAATAACTTATTTCAGGAATGTCTACAATGTAATTGGTCTTATAATTGGTATTGAAAATAATATTGTGTTCTATATTGATAATTCACATATACATTAATTAAATATTTTTGTAAAATAAGCCCAGAAGTAAATTCCAACAAAACATTTGGAAAATAGATCCAATACATTATATCCTATGTTACGTGATTGTTCTTCCATCAAATAAAATACTCCATACAAAGACCACAAAATAAAAAAGACACTATACAACAACTTATTATTTGGCTCATTCTTTACAAATGAATACAAAAAGTAATATAGTCCACCAAAGAAAATAAACCCAAAAATAGTGGCAGGTATACGTGCCAATTTACCAATATCACCCATATATCCGGTACCCAACATACCATAATTCAGTACTAATATCATGATGAAATCTGTGAATTTTACTTGAACCTTTTTGTCGGTGTTGTATCGAAATGCTAAAATCAATACCAGCAACATAATTGGCGTGGTTATCGACCAATCTACGTAACGATTCAAGTTTATGCTTTTATAATCGATGGTTTGTTTATCGAATTCGGTGACAAATTTGCCGTAAAAAAACGCAGCCACAATAGAAATACATGTTTCTAAATTCAATATGTGTCGCATAGAGTCGTTTTTGGTTCGCATAGACTCAATAAATGTAATGGTTCCTGTCGTTACTAAAAAAGCATAGGTAAAATAAAAAGAATATTCTACTAACTTATCACTCATTATAATAGGTAAATATATTTTAATTCAATATATTATAATCATTATCAGTGATTTCCTTATTCATATTACATTCTTTTAAATTAGTGTTTTTTTCTTTTAATTTTTCTATTAAAACATTGTTTGCGTTTTGAAAAATTTTTATGCGTTTCAATATATTGTTTAATTGATTATTAAGTTTTTCATTTTCATTTATATTACGATTCAGTAAATTCATATCATCTTTAAAGTAAGAAAAAAATACATTATTGCCAAAGGAACTATCTTTATAAACACTTCCATTTTCAAAATCAAGAAGACGCCTTTTCCACCTATCTCGATCACGAAGAACATCTCTATGTTCGACTAATATTCTTGCACATCTTCTTGCTCGATCGAATGCTCGTTTTGATGCTTTTTTTACCCTTTTCAAAAAACCTTCCTTTTTGTCTCGAAAAAAAATGGTTATACATAAAATAATAATCAATATATACATATATTAACTATATATCTTTTTTATAGCATTGAGTTTTAATTTATTCATATTTTCACAATTGTCTTGATTTATGGTAGTCTTATTTAATTGTTGAGACAAATTTTTGTATTCATTCAATACATTTTCAAATTTTGTGGTTGCTTTTAAGAAAGAGTTTTCTAAATCAGAATTGCTCATATTTATTTCGTATTGCTTATCTTTGACCATTTGTAGTTTATTTTTATATTCTTCTTCCTTTTCAAAATACCTTCTTTTGGCTTCATCTCGCGATATTCTTGCTTTTTCCATTTTAGGCAACCACTTACAAAAATGTTCTTGGAAAGAAAAATATTTAAATCCTACTACTATACATAATAGTAAGATTAATATCATATATATTGTTGATTTATTATATAAAATGATAAATAATGTTTATAGTTAGATTGCTTGAAACTCTGATCTATAAGTAATTTATTTTTATGTGGAATAGTGATATACTTTTTAGATTTTAGATTTTCTAAGGTTTTGATTATTTTTTCTTGATAATATTCTGTAGTGGCTGTCTCTGCTGCTGCTGCTGCCTCTGCTGCTGGTGCTGCCTCTGCCGCTGGTGCCGCCTCTGCCGCTGGTGCCGCCTCTGCCGCTGGTGCCGCCTCTGCCGCTGGTGCCTCTGCTGCTGGTGCCTCTGCTGCTGGTGCCTCTGCCGCTGGTGCCTTAATAAACCAATATAAAGCATTACATAAAATCTGGTATTCTTCTGGTTGTTTT